AGTATGCTCCGAGTCAAGACCGAATCGTCAGAACTGGTGGCAAAGACCGAACGCAAACAGGCAGACCCGAAAGTGGTCGCACGATAGAACACACCAACCACCGCAGCAGTCTTGAGGTCCGCTGACGGCTGATCCCCGTGGCGAATGATTCGCCGGTGGTTTTCCTAAACGTTTTCAAGGAGGATAAAATGCTGGTTCTGTCACGTGGCAAAAGTCAGGTCATTACGATCGGGGACGACATCCGAATCACGGTTGTTGAGATCCGCAATGGACACGTCAAAATCGGTGTTGATGCACCGCGTGACCTGCAAGTCCTGCGAGCTGAGTTGACGGAGGGCCGCAGCGATGATGAGCGATGAGGAGTTTGACAGGCTGGGCAGGCGTCACAGGCTGACGCCGGAGGAGGAGCAGAGGTGGATGGAAGAATTGTGGGCACGGTGCACCTTCGAACGAATGGGATGGAGACATGAAAAAATCAGGCGGCGGGGGTTCAACCTTAGGGAAACGAACGACGAACCGCGTGAAACGCGGAGGCACAACCTGCGAACAGCCAGACAAAACCGGCACCTGTACGACTGAGCTGCAGCGGGTGCAATTTGTCGTGCCAGGCGAGCCAGTTGGACAACCACGTCACAGGGTTTCGACGATCGGAGGACGTGGGCGTTTGTACCTGCCGAAGTCGCATCCGGTGCACTCGTACAAGGCCGCGATTCGAGCCGCGTTCATTGAAGCCGCTGGCAAGTGGCGAACGATTACAGGGCCGGTGCGGTTGTCTGTCGTCGCAAAGTTTGCCATGCCAGCATCTTGGAGCAAAAAACAGACGGAAGCAACAGCAGGCGCGGTTTGTATGAAGACACCGGACCACGATAACATTGCCAAGTCGGTCAGTGACGCGTTGACCGACTGCGGCGTGTGGCAGGATGACCGACAGGTGGTAGTGTCTCTGGTGTCGAAATACTGGTCAGAGCAGCCGCAAACGGAAATCACAATCGAGGAGCTACCGTGGAACGGCTGAATCAGTTTTCATTTGATCCGGATTCGATGGAACCACAGAATGACGGCGAGCTGCGGGACCGGAACCGACAGGACTTCAAGGAACACCAGCGAACGCTGGACTATGAGCAGCCGAGTGAGGAACGTGTGCAGGAAATCCTGGCAACCGCACGCCGAATCAACGGCAGGCCGAAGCCTGCACCTTACGACGAATTCACGGTGAACGCGTTGCAGAATGAAGTCCGGCATCTGCGAGCGTATGCGGACAAAATCGAGCAACAGCTGACGCAGGCGGTATTCCGTCAGCAGCTGGAGGAAATGCTGGCGACGGGCAGCAGTCGCGGACTGAAGGACAATGCAAGACGCTGGATCTGGAATCTGCAGCTGTGGCGCTGTGGGCGACGGATTCAGAACGCATGGGAGCGGGCGGTGTGGTACCGAGTCGCGATTCTGGAACAGACTGAGGGGAGATGTGACGAATGAAAATCACGAGGGGAAAGACGGTGGTCCCGCGGCGTGTGATGCTGTACGGCACGCACGGCATCGGCAAGAGCAGCTGGGCGGCACAGGCGCCGGACGTGTTGTTTTTGAATCTTGAGGACGGGTTGAACGATATCGACACGGCAAAGACGCAGCACCTGAGAACGTATGCAGACGTGAAGGGTGCACTCAGTTGGCTGTTCGCGAATCCTGACCACGGGTTCAAGTGGGTTGCAATTGATACGCTGGATTGGCTGGAAAGCCTGATTCATGCTGACGTGGCCGAACGTGCAAACAAAAAGCACATCAGCGAAATCCCGTATGGTGGTGGGTACAAGTCCGCGATGGCGTTGTGGGATTCGTTGCTGGATGGTCTGGACATCATGCGACGCACGCAGGGCGTTGGCGTGATTCTGCTGGCACACACAGCGATTCGCAAACACCAAGATCCGACAGCAGACAGTTACGACCGGTACCAGCCAGCGTTGCATGAGACCGCATCAGCACTGATTCAGGAATGGTGTGACGAAGTCCTGTTTGCCAGTTACCGCGTTTACACTCGCAAGGAAGATCAGGGATTCAATAAAGAACGCACCATCGCAAGCGGTGCGAGTGAGCGTTATTTGCGCTGTGTGGAAACTCCGGCAGCGTTGGCCAAAAACAGGCTGAACATGCCGGGGGAAATCGAATTCAGCTGGGCAGCGTATTCCCAGTATTTTACGGGTGTTTCAACAGAAGTTAAGGGGTGATTGCGATGGCAAACTTGAGCGATTTGGACATGAGCAACGTGCAGGCGGAAACAGTCCGCCAGGCACTGCCACCCGGTGATTATCAGGCGGTCATTGTTGACAGCGGCATGAAGACGCCGAAGTCCGGTGGGGCCGCGATGCTGGAACTGGTCCTGCAGGTGCAGGGACATCCGCAGTTCAGCGGTGCCAAGTTGTGGGACCGTCTCAACATCCGGCACGCAAAGCCGGACGTGGCGAACATTGCCAAACAGCGACTGAAAGCGATCATGGACGCCGTGGGGCTGGCCACCATTTCTGACAGTCAGCAGTTGCACAATCGACAGCTAACGGTCACGGTGGCACAGAGCGAGTACAACGGCAAGCCGACGAACGAGGTGAAGGGCTACAGCCCCAAACGTTCAGCTGGTCAGCCACTGACGCAGACAAGCTACCCGGCACCGTCTGCAGGTCCTGCGAATCCGTTTGGTTGATGGTTGCGTGTTGACGTGTTCGAGACCCGGCAGCGGTCAACGCTGCCGGGTGGTTTGCGGGGGTGAGCGGTGGAAGCAAGATGGTATCAATCGGAAGCGAACACAGCCGCGTGGCAATGGATCAGCGACGGGCGAGGAAATCCGCTGATTGTCCTGCCAACGGGGGCGGGCAAGTCCATCGTGATTGCCCTGTTGATTCGGCAGGCCGTCGAGTGGGGGCAGAGGGTGCTGGTGGTGGCACACCGCAAGGAATTGTTGCTGCAGAACGCCGACAAGATCCAGCGTTTGACCGGGTTGCACGTCGGCATCAATTCCGCTGGTCTGAATGAGCGAGACATCCACAGCGGCGTGATTTGTGCGGGCATCCAGAGCGTCTATCGTGACGCTGAGGAATTCGGGCGGCGTGGTCTGGTGGTGATTGATGAAGCGCATTTAATCAGCGACGATGCTGGCAGCATGTACGGGCAATTTCTTGAGGGCCTTCAGCGGCACAACAGCAGACTGTTTTGCGTCGGGTTGACGGCGACACCGTACCGCACTGGCGAGGGTAGTCTGGCGGGTGACGGCAAGCTGTTCAGCGGCGTGTGTTATGAGGCGAAAACCGGGGCACTGATTGAAGCTGGATTTCTCAGCAAACTCACAAACAATCCGGCAGACAGTCAGGCCGATCTGAAGAACGTCAAAGTTCGCGGCGGTGAGTTTGTGGCCGCTGAGATGGAAGCAGCCTTTACGGGTGATGCGATCATTCACGCGGCGATCTGTGAGCTGACGATTGCCTGCGAAAACAGGAAGTCCATTCTGGTTTTCTGCGCGGGTGTCAGTCATGCCGAACAGGTGGCGTTAGCCCTGCGAGATCTGACGGGGCAGGAAGTGGGACTTGTCACAGGCGAGACGCACGCAATCGAGCGCCAGCGGGTGTTGAGCGACTTCCGCAACGGCAGCCTGCGGTGGTGCGTCAACGTGGACGTGCTGACGACTGGATTTGACGCGCCCGGGATTGACGCGGTGGCTGTCCTGCGGGCCACGATGAGTCCGGGGCTGTTCGCGCAGATTGTTGGGCGTGGCCTTCGGATTGCAGACGGCAAAACCGACTGTCTGATTCTGGATTTCGGTGGCAACCTGCAGCGGCATGGGGCACTCGATGCGGACGATTACGGCATCAGCAAGCCACGCAATTCCGACGGCACTGAGGCACCGTCTAAGGTCTGCCCGAAGTGCAAAAACGAGGTCTATTTGTCCGCCGTCAAGTGTTCTGAATGCGGGCATTTGTTTGTGCGGCAAATGGATCAGGGAGCGCGGCACGGAAACGAGATTGACACCACTTCCGCTATCGTTGAGGAACGGGCGATCTGGTACAGGGTGGAAGGCGTCGATTGGCACCTGCACAAGAAACGCAATGCAGAGGACAAGCCACCGACGCTGTGCGTGAGTTACCAGCTGAGTGACGAAGCACTTCCTG